CAAAGCAGTCTTTGATGAAATGAAAAAGGAGTATGGTTACTGATGTTATCTTTTAATAAACTTGGTAAGTCTGGTCGTCTTGGTAACCAGATGTTTCAATACGCAGCACTGAGAGGTATTGCTGCTAATCGTGGGTTTGACTGGGTGGTTCCTCCTCCAGGCACATCAGGTGTTGATGAGTTTGGTTGTGAGAACAACTACTGTATGTTTGAAACCTTTAAGATGACTGGTGCTACAGAGGAGCACCATGGTATTCCTGATAATGTACCCTGGGCTATCTGGAAAGAGTTTCACTTCAACGAACAACTCTTTAACGAGTGTCCTGATGATGTGAATCTGGATGGATATTTCCAGACTGAAAAGTATTTTAAGAATGTAGAGAAAGAGATTCGTGAAGACTTCCAGTTTCAGGATTCAATCTACAAACCCTGCAAAGAGATGATGGATAGTCTTGAGGGTGATCGTAAGATCTTCCTTCACATCCGTCGTGGCGATCCTAAGTTGCCCTGGGCCTATGTGAACCTGGAGGCAGCACATCCTGTCTGTACGTTTGATTACTATGAGAAGGCACTTGCTGAATTTCCTGATGATATTCCTGTTGTTGTATTCTCTGATGTTATTGAATGGTGTAAAGAACAAGAATTCTTCAAACCAGATCGATTCATCTTCTCCGAAACCACAGATGAATTAGCAGATGGCCAAAGAGTGCCCTGGACAGATCTGTGTCTGATGTCTCTCTGTACTGATGCAATCATCGCTAACTCATCATTCTCTTGGTGGGGTGCATGGTTGATTGATAATCCTGAGAAGAAAGTGGTTGCACCTAAGAGATGGTTTGGTCCACAGTATGATCATTATCATATGGATGACTTGATCCCCAAAACCTGGACTGTTCTGTAATGGATCTTACCTTTCTGATTCCCACTAGGATTGAAACAGAAGACCGATTGAGAAACATTATCTCGTCGGTCTCTTATTTGTTACGACATACCACTGCTCAGGTAATCGTAAAGGAGGTGTCTCCTAGAAATACTTTTTTATTCAGAGCACTACCTGAGATTAGAAAGTATGCAGACACCACTAATCTATCTTATTTGTATGAGGAAACTAATGAACCACTCTTTTGTAAGAGTAAAGTTCTAAACGACCTTATTGTTGAATCTAATTCAAGAGTTGTCGCGAACTATGATGCTGATTGTATTCTCCCAATTTCATCATATCAAGAAGCATATGATTTAATTATTAATGATAAGGCAGATATAGTGTATCCTTATCAGTGTGGTATCTACCAGTGGTGTGCTGATTTCAATATGGAGATCTTCATTGAGTTTATGAACTCTTGGAGTGGCACTGCTGTTCTTGATAAGAATAAGAGGCTTTCCAACTCTACGATTGGTTGGTGTCAGTTCATTGACCGTCAAAAGTATATTGATTCTTATATGATGAATGAGAACTTTGTGTCATGGGGATGTGAGGATGATGAGTTCTATTTCCGCATGAGCACACTAGGGCATCGTATTGCAAGACTGAATAACTATGTCTATCATCTTGAACATGGTAGAACACACAACTCTTGGTTCAGCAATCCAAACTTTAATAACAACTATCAACTCTGGAATACAATTAAGACATTTGACAGAGAACAATTGATAGAGTATTATGAGAACCAGGACTATCTGAAAACACGTAAAGCACAACTGAAATGATAGGATTTAATGCACTAGGACGAATGGGTCGTCTTGGTAATCAGATGTTCCAGTATGCAGCTCTAAAGGGGTTAGCAAGAAACATTGGAGCAGACATCACTATCCCATACTATCCAGATGCGGTAGATGATGGCATAGGAAACATGCTTCGGACAGAATTATTTGACTCTTTTGATTTGAGGGTGAATATTGGTCTATTAAATAATGGACATGCGCCAGTTTTGCAGGAACGGCAATTTCATTTTGATGATGAACTATTTCGCATGTGCCCGGATCATGTGAGTTTGCAGGGATATTTTCAGACAGAAAAATACTTCAAGCATATTGAAAATGAAATCCGCGAAGACTTTACTTTCAAGGATGAGATTTTAAATCCATGCAAAGAAATGATTTCTTCTGTGGATAATCCAATTGCTCTTCATGTTCGGCGCACAGACTACGTGACTAACAGTGCTAACCATCCTCCATGCACTCTAGAGTATTATGAGGAGGCACTGAAGCACTTTGATGATGATCGCAATGTAATCGTGTTCTCAGATGATCCTGCATGGTGCAATGAACAAGAGTTGTTCTCTGGAGATCGTTTCCTAATCTCTGAGAATGAGGATAATAGGGTAGACCTTTGTCTAATGACACTCTGTTCTGATTTTATTATTGCTAACTCCTCATTCTCATGGTGGGGTGCATGGCTTGCCAATACTGGTAAAGTAATTGCTCCTCAGCAATGGTTTGGAACTGATGGATATACAAAAGATCACGATACAAAGGATGTAGTACCCGATGGATGGACACGCATTTAGTCAAATGGACAAGAATAAGTCCGCATTTAAACTGAAAGGTCTTCCTGCGATCTATTGGCTGAATCTAGATGCTGATTCCGATAGACGGTTCTATATGGAGGAGCAGTTTAAGTATTGGGAAGTTGAAAATCATACTCGTATCTCTGGATATGATGCCAGAGAAGATGATGCTTCAGAACATTTGAAGGGACGCATTCCTGACAATGTAAGTCAAGCAGAACTGGGATGCTGCATGTCACATCTCAAAGCAATCAAACACTTCTATGAAGAGACTGATGATGATTACTGCATGATCCTTGAGGATGATGTAGACTTTTCCACAGTAAAGTATTGGAATTTCTCTTGGCATGAGTTTGTAGGGCTTCTTCCCTACGACTGGGATTGTATTCAATTGACTGCAATCACAACAGGAGATATTCACGTCAAGTTGCATTTGAAATTTATCAATGATTTCTCTGCTGCTGTATACTTGATCTCTCGTCATCATGCTGCTAAACTGATGAAGCATCACATCCGTGGTGATAAGTACAAACTGGATAATGGTGTAAAACCCAGAGCAGTCTCAGAAGATACAATCCTAGAAACTGGTAAGACTTACACTATTCCTTTGTTCTTGTATAATATCAAACTTGGATCTACTATTCACACAGAGCACATTGGTGTGTTCCATCAGGGGCCACATGATGCTCTGTCCAACTACTGGCAACAACAAGGTGCTGGAGTTGACATTCGTGAATGGATGAACTATGATCCTTTCCTTGGTCGAATCGCTGAAAACTCTGCAGCAAAGAGAGCAGCAGAACAGGCGGAAAACCGATCAAGTTGACAGAATCTTAAGATTCTGTTAGTATAAATACTTAACCTTTTGTCTGACAGTAATTTCAGTAACAAAAGGATACAAACGGGGAGTTGTCGAATCCCCTTTCATCTGCGGGTATTCATTCCGCAAGTAACTAAAGGTAAAAAAAATGTTCAAATCTGTATTCGCAGCCACTGCTGCTCTGTCCGTATCCGCAGGCGCTGCCCTTGCAGGTCCCTACGTAAACGTAGAAACCAATGCTGGTTGGGTAGGCGACGATTATTCTGGAGCAACCACGGATCTTCACGTTGGCTACGAAGGAGAAGCAGGTGCTGCTTCCTACTACGTCCAGGCTGGTCCAGCAATCGTTTCTGTTGACGGCGAAGAGTCTGACACCCAGTTCTCTGGTAAGGCAGGCGTTGGCGTTCCTGTTACCGATGCAATCGGAGTCTATGGTGAGCTGTCGTTCCTGACTGCAGACGACGAAGATGACTTCGGTGTCGGTGGTAAGTTGGGTCTGAAGTACAACTTCTGATCTAAGTAGACAATCAATATCTAGATGCTATACTGGGGGTGCGACGGCACCCCTTTTTTATGAAAAAAATTCTTCTTTCGCCGGTTACCCACATCAATTTAATGTTAGTGGGTATTTTAGTTTTTATTGGAGTGCTGCACGAACATACTCACCGCGCCATGGAGGTAGATGTGCATGGGTATGTCAAGCAATTCTGTAGAGAAAACCCAGATACTTGTAAGTCTATGTCCTCAAATTGAAATCTTAAGAAAATATGTGTTGACAAAACTTTAGAAACACTATATAATATGTAAAGTTATGCAACACAAAGTAAATGACTGTAACACGCTCAAGCACTGTAACAATTGAAGAAGGCGGCCGCACAAACATGTGGGCTACCGAACCCCGTATGTACATCGATAAAACTGCAGCAGAACGTTACGGTTATGAGACCTATGCAGAACGTGCAGAAAAACTGAACGGTCGCACTGCGATGATTGGATTTGTCTTTGGAGTGCTCTCTTATGCATTCACAGGCAACTTCTTCTTCGGTCTCGTCTGACAGTTGCATTTCTCGTCCTCTTGTCCTATCCTTAGAACAACTTCTAAACTTTCATGATTGAACTCTTGACTCAGACCGAATTCTCTTGGGCTGCTAACCACACCATCGCAGAATTCCTTGCAGGATATGTATTTGGAGCAGCACTGATTGTAGGAGCACCTGGAGTATTCTTCTTCATTGCTTTTATGCCAGCACTACAGAACACAAAGGGACGCATGGTTGGATACAAGGATCACAAGGACTATGGTGATTCATCTACCTATGAAAATGGAAAGATGAGTGATCAGAAACCTTATACACATTATGTCCGTGCAGCTGTCCAGTGACAGTTGATATATATGAAATAATGTAAGGTTCTTATATGCCAAATCCTGAACAACTCTTTGAGGACATGCAGAAGTTAGACGATATGTACGAAGAACTTCTGTGGCACCCAGACGATGAGTTACAATTCACTCACGATGGGACAAAAATCATAATCACTAACAAAACACTGGAGCAAAAAAATGAACGAAAAGGCAGAACGCATTAACGGTTGGGCAGCAATGATCGGTGTTGTTGCAGCAATGGGATCTTATGCAGTTTCAGGACAAATCATTCCTGGTATCTGGTGATGGGATTTGTAGCAGTAGCAATGCTGTTGCTAATTCCAATCGCAGCAGCGGTAAGAAACTCATGACATATGATTGGACATTACTTCAAACTTTGATCTTCATTATTACACCTTACTTCCTCATGCTTGCATTAACCAGCAAAGACGAAGATGATGACGGATCAGATGGGGGAATGATGCAACCACTTTATGCACCGTCTCCTTCCGCTTGACACAGACAATCAAATATTCTATGATAGGGGACAGTTACATGATCCCCTATTTTTATGCTCGCGACTATTCTTGCTTTATCGGCAGTCGATTATGATCATCTTGCAAGGACGATCCAAGTCGAAACCTACCGTGGAAGTTTTGACCAGTATTGTGTAGCGGTATCTGTTCTTAACCGCGTGAGGTCTCCACTCTATCCCAACACGGTTGCTAGTGTTGTATATGCTCCTGGCCAATATGAGGGTTTCACCAAATGGCGTCCAGCAGCAGATCCTAACCTGGTAAATACACTTAGGTCTGAGGAAGGAAAGAACAACCTTCTGAAGGCATATAGCATCATTGGTGACAGGACTGACTTTAAAGGTCAGAGTATGCTCAGATATCGAGTTGCATCTGAAGATCCAATGTGCGATACTAGAGGAAACTTTTATCACTATCACTGGCAGGCATGATCAAAAGGATTAAGCAACTTATTGAAACACAGACTTCTATTCTCAGAAAAAAAGCAGGTGTTTTTAGGGAGGATGAGATTGAGTGTGCAATCGATGAGGAGATTGTTGATTGTAAGGAAATTGATGAGGAACCATATGTGGGTGTTCCTGCACCAATTCTAAATCCTATCGATGAGTGGTTTGCCACACCTTACAATTTTGTTGGTGAAACAATCACCGAGAAGCAAATTGATTATAAAGAACATATCAGGCAACAGGTCATACAAGAACAACAAGAACCTAAAAACATCCATCAAGTAATGTATGAGATGGCAACTAAATCTGGTAGCACAACAACACAATTAAATCCAGTTGTTCCTATCGGTGGATCTGAAAATTTTCAAGGTGGTTCGGAGAACATTCACAAATGACTTATGATGATTGGCGCTACAATGACTTCAACACTAAACTTCGTCAAGAGGTGTTGAAAATTCTTCTTTCAAAATATGGCGGTCAGATGGAAGGAACCGAACCTAAATACACAAATCAATCCATCTATGAGTGTGCTCATGATTGGATCTCCCAAGGACATAAAACTAGTTTTGGGATAGTAAAATACTACGAGGCTTATTATGCAAAAGGTAATTAACATTTTAGCAGTCCTATCATTTGTAGGAACTGCTGGTATTATCGGTGCAGGAACCGCTGTATACCTTCAAAGAGAATCAATTATTGAAGGTGTTAAGGAACAGGCAATGGATGCGGTCACAGACGCTTTGCCTGGTATTGTAGGTGGTTTAACTCCTGAACTCCCTGGTGCCACTGGTGGTGCCCTTCCAATGCCCACTACAACCGGACCTGCTCTTCCTTTCTGACATGAAAAAAATTATTATGAGTTTGCTGGTAGCAGCTAGTATGTCTGCTCCAGCACTTGCCGACCCTAAACTCACCAAGGGTTTCAATACTATGGATTCTATGGGGTGTATGCTACTACGCGAATGCACTGATGGAGTCGAAGAAGTATTCAGTATCCACGATATTGCTAATAAGTATCCCAATAGTGATTATAATATCGTTGCTGACGAGTTCCACGGAATGCTCGTTGCCCTTAATCAGGTCGGAGTTAAGGTGTTTCTAGCAGATTCAAAATATTTTCCTGCTATGCACCGTGGTGTTTATCATACTGTGGGTAATAATTTCTTTCTCAATGAGAGATATATGGATAGTCCTGCCACACTGATGATGGTGATGCGTCATGAGGGTTGGCACTCTGCTCAAGATTGTATGGCAGGCACCATTGATAACTCACTCATTGCTATCATCAAACCTGAAGATGAAGTGCCAATGATCTGGCGTGTTATGGCAGAACGCACTTATCCAGAGTCTGCTGTGCCATGGGAAGCAGAAGCACAGTGGGCAGGAAGGACTGAGGGTATGACTCTAGAAGCACTTCAATCTTGTGCCCGTGGAACTATGTGGTCTGATTATGAACCCACACCCATGACCCGTGAATGGTTGGTTAAAAACGGATACCTCGCTAAATAAAGTTGCCTTGCTGGTGACTAATGCCTGACGAAGTAAAGAAGGAAGAACCTAAGAAAAAAGGTCCCCTAGCAAAATTAAAGGAGGCAGCAGATGATAAAGAAGAACAACTTGCTATTCTGTCTACTTTTGTTCGCCTTGGCATTCTCGTCTGGTCTGGGGGAATACTCACGCTGGCGTACATCAAACTTCCACCAGCACTCGGTATTCCCGAGCAAAAACTAGATCCAACTTTCATCGCCAGCGTCTTCACCGGAGTTTTAGCTAGCTTCGGCGTCCAGACTGCAAAGAAGAATGGTGCTAATGGTGGATCTGGTGGAGGCGGCATCACCAAAGAACAGATGGAGAAACTAATTGAGAAGGCAGCACAAACTGCACCTGCTCAAACAATTAGAATTGAACAGGCACCTGTCACTCTAACTGCTCAAACACCAGACAAATCAAACGATTCGTACAAGATGTAACCATGAAACCTTACCTCAAGTGGACTGCCATTAGTGTTGGTAGCATAGTAGCAATTGCACACATCGGTGTGCTGGGACATTTAGTCAGACGAGCACCTGATAGAGTTCAGGTCCCGACTATTAACATCCCACGCGGCACTCCGTACTCCTCATATAAGATAGAGGCAGGTAAGGATGGATATACAATTGAATATAAAGCAAACGATCCTGCTATTCTTGAGTCGCAAAGATCATTAGATTTAGACAAGCAAAGTTCTGGTTTATTTGGTAGTAACAAATCTGAAGTTAGATCAGAGTATCGCCAAGATCAATATACAATGGAAGGCACCCGTAATATGGGAGGAGGTGAAATAGGTGAACTGGGAAAGACCGGAGGTGTAAGCGCAGAGTGTATCGCGGCGGACGCTGGAGCACGATCACAAGGTGCAATGGCAGGAACTAGTGTTGCTGCTGGAGTTCTTGTTCCTGCAGTAATGAATATTCCTTATATTGGGTGGTTGGCATCTGGTTGGGCCTTATTGTTAGGACAGAACATTGGATCTGCTGCAGGGTCTACTGTTAACTCTATGATTAGCGACTGTTGAACCTTATTCTTAGACCACTTGAAAATGCAAATGACCCTGTTTGGAGTGTAATTATCTCCATAATCATACTTCTTGCTGGTGTAACGTATTATATCGTCTATATAATGCGTATGGCTTTTGATGAATTGAAAGATGAGTGACCTTACAAATAAAGATGCAGAGCAGGATACAAAGATTGCTGTAATGGACAGCACTCTAGAGAATTCTATTCGTCGCATTGAAATGGTTCATAAACGAGTTGATGATACGAACGAAGAACTAGAAAAACTTCGTGATCGTATTCGCACGTTAGAGAAATGGGTTGCTGGTGCTGGTGCAGTAATTGCTGCAGCAACATTTATCATAGGCATAGCAGTATCAGTAGAATCAAAGGAGATCGAGTATGGGCGCAATGGTTCCCCCCAGCAGGAAGTCGTGTTACAACTTCCGAGTAGTTGAGATTAATAGAGTTCTTGATGGTGACACTATTGATGTTACAATCGATCTTGGATTTGACCTCTACAAGAAAGAAAGGGTAAGGGTTGCAGGCGTTGATACGCCAGAGAAAAGAACGAAGAATCTAGAGGAGAAAGCTCTTGGAATCGACGCAACCAACTGGCTCAAAGAAAAACTTGAGGGTGCTATATCTGGTGACGATGAGTTGTCTGTTAGGACTGAACTTGTTGGTGGCGTCGGTAAATATGGCCGTCTTCTTGGGTGGCTTTACATTGGGGACGACTTGGTGTCGCTCAACGAACAAATGATCACCGAAGGATATGCTCACGCATATGATGGTGGCACGAAGGATATGAATCTTGAAAAATTACGTGAAATTCGTCGTGCTCATGGCACGTTAGTAGAATGAGAAGAGAAATGTTAGAGGCTCTCAAGGCACTTGCCATTGGGAACATTAAAAAGGCAAAGATGAACATTGAAGTTTATCTGAAAAATCCTGTGGGTATTGGTGAGCATCCAGACGTGCTCGGTGCCATTCAGGATCAGATTGATTTAATTGCAAAAGAAGAAGAACGTCTTGAGGTTATTGAAAAATACTTTGAAGACTGATGTCAATACCAGATATAAGATTAAACAATCTTAAAATACAGGATGTTTTTATTCCTGATATGCCTGCATGGTTGACAACAGATCCACCAGAGGCATTGCCCATATACCCACCTGTGACTTCGCAGGTGGGAACTCCTATCGTTAATATTCCTGGTTGTGTAAAAGCACACAAGGATAGTGATAAAAATACAAATTTAAAAAATGAAGATGATAAGGGCACGATGACCTTGTGTGATGCAGGCACACCTTATTATGATCCTATTGACTATGATAGAAATCAAATAAAATTAGAAAAGGCACCTCCTCCACCAGCACCCCCTATCAAGGGCACACAACCAGAGGAACCAAAACCACCAGAGACTGAAACACCAACAGTTCCTAAAACAGAGGCGCCGATACCAGAGTGTCCTACTAGAGCACAGCAATTAAAAGACCCTATAGGAAAAATCCTAGAGGGCAATAGAAAAATTGTTGCGTATGAGACTGTTGGGAAAGAATGTCTCCCTGTGTTTGAGGAGTTATCTATTCCCGACCAGATTGTTCAAAACATACCATCAGCAGGCATGATTACAACTACCGCCTCAATTGCTGTGGTAGCGACGAGTTCCGCACTGCTCGCAAAGCCTCTTGCTGATCTTTTGTTAAAGGTTGTGAAACCGACTGTGAAGAAGGTAATGAAGAAGATTGCGACCTTACGGGGTAAGAAGATCCCGGTACAATCGTCTGCTGAGAGGATTGCTGAGCAGCGTCAGAGGAACCAGGCTGTGAAGACGTTGCGTTCTGTTCGCCCACTGAAGAAATAGGTGGAATAGAATGAACGTGTGGTTTGATGTGAGTTACATTTTGAACCACCACATCTGCACACACTTTTGCATATGGACTTTGTGGATGGAAACGAATTCCTTTCTGCAATAATTCTCCGCAATTCTTAAGTCTGGCTAACTCAAAGTCAAGGCGCTTATTGGCAAGCATTTGACCTTGTAATGCAATCTGTGTCTCTGCTGCTTGCTTACAACGTGCCTGTAATCCACCATCAAGCGGTAAAGAAAGTGTTGCAGATAAACCAATACTTGTACTACTGTTTCTGGTCATACCAGTTCTAACTGGTTTCTGCCAGAGTTGTGATCCTGGATTATCAGGAACACCATCACCTTGCATCTCCAT